AAGGCTCCGAATAAGCCAACCATGAAGCATGTTGAGCGAACTCCCCATCCGACTCAGAAGCCCTTGACGCTACTGATACCATTGATTGCTTGGGTGACCAATCCGGGTGACGTGGTACTCGATCCATTTTGCGGATCGGGTGGAACGGGAATAGCATCGAAACTGTTATCTAGGGAGTTCATTGGAATTGAACTCGATCCATTTTATGTCGGGCTGGCCGAAGCTAGAATAAAAGACTATGAAAGATTCAGTTACGCACTGGAGGATTACATATTAGATGAAAGCTAAGAGAGTTACGCTGGATATTTGGATACCATTCATCCCAATTCCGGGGAGATGGGATGATCGAATGGTGAACTATGTTTGTTACGGGTCGTTTGATGGGTTCCGACGGTGGTTTCCTACGGTGTTCCAGTATCTTTACATCAGGTCTAAGTGGTTTCGTGATCAGGTAGCCAGGGGGATGGATACTCGGGCTTCTATCGCGGAAATCAGGGGGAATGAGAATAAGGCCATTCCGGCGTTGGATGAATTTTGGGGGAAGTCATGCGAAGAGGACTCAGATTTAAATTAATGAGGGTAGCAGTTTTGGGGTATGCAGTATTGCAGGGGGCGTGTGCTCCATCGGAAAGTGCGAATGATGAGTATATTCCCGGTATCTATCAAGTGTCTGTTCCTGGGGATGAGCCTGGAGTTCTTCTCATAGGGCAGTCCAATTGTGTTGGGTTTGATTTGGCATGGGATGGGCCAGAGCGGTTTGATATTTTTGCATTGCCGGGGTCTAAGATCGAGAAATGGGATCCGCCGGATACGGCTTTGTTTCGGGAAGTCGATCATCTTCTTGCGGAGAGGCCCTACAAGGCCGTGATTTGGTTCCAGGGCGAGAGTGATGGGGTAGATATCCAATCGGCTCGGCTTTACCATGATCGGCTTGAGGAGCTACTCTCGCATATCTTGATCCATAGTCCGGTGATCCTCGTGACAACTCACGGGACACCATATTCGGATATGGTTAACGGGGCGAAGGGTGAACTTAGTAAGGAGTATGAAGGGGTTTACATGGTGGATTCATCGGATTTGCCTCGAAGGGATAGTATGCATCTGACGATTGATGGAAAACTTGAACTGGTAGATAGGTTTAGGTTATACTATTAAAGTAGGTCGTGAGGTTTAAGATGCATAATTATGCGTGTAGTTGTCGGATAATAGAATATTAGGGGGCGAATTTGTCTTACCTAGAGGGGGTAGGTTGTGAGTGGTCGGATACGATTAACGGAAGGTTTTCGGAGGTTGCGGCGGTCAAGGAGATTCCATGATATCCATGCTCTTATAGTGGCCGGGGTAGCATGTAATGAAATCGCGAGGAAGATTCAGATGGAGTGGCGGGAGATGAACACGGTATCCCAAGCAACGTTGGCAAAGCAACTGGAGAGGTATCGTAAGTCCCTGGAGGTAGGGGGGTTGGCTCCCCATGAGATTCCGGAAGAGGCCCGAAAGGCCAGGGGGGGTATCCTGGGTTCGGCGCTGGAAAAAGGGGGGTGGGCAGTATATGATGCGGAAACGTCCTCATCTAAGGTGGATGAAGATCCGTACAAAGGTCGGACTAAGGCAGAGATCGAGCAAGCATCTTCAGGTGATTTGGCGAGGATGGTTGAAAAAGAGAAGGCAATCCCTACTGACGGGGCGGTAGATGTAAAGGAGGGGCTATCCAAGCTACTCGATATTCAGATGGCTCGAATCGCGATGGAGGTAAAGAATGAAGAGAGTATAGGGAAGCTCATGCCGGGGACGGGGTTAGAAATCAACGTAGCCAAGGATATACTCAAGTCTCTCCATGTGGTGCAGGGGGATCTAGGGTTGACTCACAAGGAACCTGATCAGCTATCAGTAGGTATAGGGATCGGTCCTTCCAAGGATTTGACGGAAGCATTGTCTAAGTCTGGATTATTAAAGACTATTTCTGACAAAAACTCCCGAAAACGTATTTTAAAAGCGCTTCAGGGGGAGACCCCTCTAGGGGGGCAGACATTTTTGCCTGAAATGTCGGAAAATGCGGAAAATGAGGATGATGTGGTCCAAGTAGTTGAAAATAAAGGAGGAAATGGGGATGGATAAGAGTTGCATAAACTGCGATTTTAATTATAGTTGTGATGCTAGGTTAAAAGGGAAGTTTGAGCCTTCCTTTTGCCAGGAGTTCTCTATCAATATCGATCAGGATGATGAAAAAGGGAATCGGGAGCGGGCAGAGCAATGCAAGTTCTTTGTCCCAAGGGGAGGGGACCGGAGTAAGGTGCCGGATCGGGAGCGGTGGTATGAGAAAGATAGTATCGCATAAATGTGCGAAGCTCTTGAGTAAGGATATGGAGCGGTGCATTGCTGAAAAGGTCGGGGATGAGAGTAAGGGAGAAAAGTAAAATGGGAGATGGGAAAGGCGCAGGTGGTGGTGGAGGTCAAATAATGAATGTTACCGGTAAATCCGGGGATGTTGTTAGAGAGGAGGTATCACAATTTATACGTCGCAATACCGAAATAGATAATCCATACATGACAACGCAAGGACTTGGGACTGGCGTTAATTCTGGGTTGACGGCGGATTTTTTGCAAAGTCAACTTGATCCTGGGGCTAAGGTGACAGTCACTACTCGCAGTGTGGATTCGGCTATCGGTAAGAATGGAAAGTTATCTGGTCCTGGAAAGTCTTTTGTGACTACTATCAGTGGGGGCGGGGTAGATGTCAGTGTGATAACATCTCAAGCCGGGCAAATTCGATCTAGTCGGATTAAACGAGTTCCTCGTTTGTATACAAGAGTCGAAGGAGGGGAGGGCGGAGGAAAATCTTTTCTCGGGTTCCCTGCCACGAGTATTTTTCAGACGGTTACTGGTAAACTCAACTAGAGGGAATAATGAACACCAAAAATAAAAAGGGGAATGATGGTGAAACTTCAGAGTAAGGACAGGGAACGCCATGCCGAAACAATCATGACGGTAGAGAAAAGGGCGGTTGCTTGCTATGATTGTGTGAAACTCACTTTGCTGAAAGACCTATGCTCACCGGCGGGTAGTCTGGATTTGACCTGCCCGGATTGCACGAAAAAGCGAGAGGCCGGGAAGATTGTCCTTTTTCTTATTTCGATGCTTGGGATCATGAGAATTGTACGCAAGGATGGGCGGTGCAAGATGATATGATGTGGTGTTATCCGGGTAGTTCGGCATGTCCACGGTTCGATGAGGGGGCTTTATCTGGCGGGATTCGTGATCTTCTAGGTAGGGAGTAGGGCGATGATAGCTGATGTGATATGCGAGAATGATCTTTGTTTACATAACAATGGTCATGGTGGATGCCGGGCATTGGGGATCAAGTTGGAAGTGAAAATGGTGGGGAAAAATAATTGTGTTTTGGCGTGTTCTAAGTACAAACTTGACCCACGGGATGAAGGTAAATTGAGTGATGGGAAAGATGATGAAAAACAATAAGTTATATACCGCATATATAGTGAAAATTAATGTGTAATGCATATCTATGCAGGGAAAATTACCGCATTGTGTGCGTAATTTTTCCCGAGGAGGGTTGAAAATGGGTGACGGGAAGGGAGGCGGCGCTGGCGGTGGAGGTACTGCGGCGGCAGTTGGCGGGAAAGAGGGACTCCGGGAACTGGATCAGGTTCTTCGAGGGGCGGAATCTTATTCAGGGACGATCTTGGCCGAGCAGGAAAGTCAGTATTTAGGTGGTTTCGGTCCGGTCCGGCGGTCAGGTCCGGCTCCTTGGGATCGGTTTAATTTCAGGTCTCAACCGAACGGCAATTTGGGCGGGATCCGGAGAAATGACCGGATTGTGATCACGGGCCAGGGTTTCGGCAGTAGGAGGGATCCGCCAAGTCGATGGGTAACCGGTCCGGCTCGTGTCACTTCGGTTCGAGGGCGTGGGGATGGTCGAACGGTGACGGTTTCACCTATCGGGAATTGGTCTCGCCATCGGTCGATTACCCTGAATACGGCTCCTGCCAGGGCTCCGGGGCAGAGATTTACCACTTCTCCCCAATCGAGTGAGGTCAGGACTAGTCCAAATACTCCGGCTCGAAGGAGAGGGGTGACGGTGATGACGGTAACGGGGAGGGCTGAGTGAGTTTATCCAGTGAGGAGCAAGAACTTTTACGCCAGATTGTGGAGGAGTTCGACGATCACGGTGAGAGTTCTACGCTCGAACTCCTGCTTGGGATGGATTTTGATTACATCCTTCCCGATATGGAGACGTTCCTTCTTGACCCTTATTACATGGGACAGACCGGAAAATCCATATACCCAAAGCTCCTGGATGATTTAATTGAAATCTTTGAGGACGGCCCATTCATTGAGATCCATCTGACTGGAGGCATTGGATGGGGAAAGAGCACGATTGCTGAATTTATCATGGCTCGGATGATTGCGGAGTGCTGGGTTTATAAAGATCCGGCTACTGCATTCGGGCTCATGCCAGGGTCTACGATCTCATTTATGAATATTTCCGTGAGTGAGGGCCAAGCCCGGAGGGTCATTTTCAAGGGGTTATACCAAAAACTTACCAGATCTCCCTTTTTTCAGGAGTGTTGTCGTCCGGATCCGAAAGTTGTGACGGAACTTCGGTTCCCCAAGAATCTTTGGATGGCTCCTTTGGCTTCGACGGATAATTCTGCTTTAGGACTCGATATTTGGGGCGGGATCATGGATGAGGCCAATTTTATGGCCGTGGTGGAGAAATCCAAAGCCGCCGGACGGGGGAATAAGCGGTTTGATCTTGCGGAGAACATCTATTATACCATCCAGCGACGGATGAAGTCTCGATTTATGGAGGCTGGCACTATTCCAGGGAAGCTCGTGATTGTTTCATCCAAGAATTATCCCAATACTTTCATGGAAAGGCGGATGAAGGAGGTAAGGGATATGGAGGAACAGGGGGTTTTTATACGTGATTATGCCACTTGGGAGCCCAAACCTTCGAGAATTTATTGTGGGGATACTTTCCCAGTGGAAGTTGGAGATGTGGCCAATGTTTCTCGTATTTTGACCCTGGAGCAAGCGGAAAAGGCCCATGGAAAGGTTATTGATGTACCAGTGGAGTTCCGGAAAGACTTCGAGAAGGATATCGATCAGGCTATTCGGGATTTGGCTGGGGTTGCGACGGCTACAATTAACCCATATTTCAAGGATTTTCGGAAGATTACTACTGCGATTGACTCTCGGAGACATCCATTTACGGCTGAAAGCACTAATTTGCAGGATGGGGCGGGGTTTATTCAAGATTCGCTTGTGGAAATGGACCCAAGAACCAAGAAAACTATCCCTCGAATATCCCCGACTGAGCCCCGATGGGTGCATGTGGACCCGTCTTTGTCAGGGGATGCTACGGGAATTGCGATGGGGCATGTGGCCGGTCTTGTGGAGATCGAGAGGAAAGATGACGATACGGAGCGGTGGACTATTGAAGAGGCTCCGTTGATTTGCATTGATTTTATGCTCCGGGTTGTCCCACCGGTTGGCGGTGAGATTCAGTTTCGGAATGTGAGGCAGTTGGTTTATTCTCTTACTGAGATGGGTTTTTTGATCAAGGGGGTATCGGCTGATAGTTATCAATCAGCGGAATCAATGCAACATTACCAGTATCGAGGATATCAGACGGCTCGATTTAGCGTAGAGCGTGAGGATGCCTATAAATTGCTCAAGGATGCGTTTTACGAAGGTCGGGTGAAGATGTATGAATATCCACCGGTGATCGGTGAATTAAGGCAGTTGGAGTTTGATAAATCTTCGGGTAAAATTGATCACCCGGCTGGCGGGACAAAGGATGTTTCTGATGCCGTTTGCGGTGTGGTGGTGGGATTGATGAGGTATATGGTCGTGAAAAGTAAAACTAACTTTGGGGTACAGGTGTTTTGATGCCTACTTGGGAAGATGAAATAAAGTCTAGAAATCTGGCCCGGAAACTTCGGGAGCAAGAGGAGGCTCGAAAAGAGGCTCTTGAGGAGACCCGGAAATGCGGCAATTGTGGGGCAGACGTTAAAATGGGGGATAATTTTTGCTGGAAATGTGGCAATTCCCTTGAAGGATCCTGGATTAAGGAATGTAAGGGTTGCCATCGGCTTTTCAAAACTATCCGGCCCAAGGATCGGGAGTATTGTAATCGATGTGAAGGGGAAGCTCGGAAGAAGGCTAATTCAGGTGGGCTTATTCGGTATTAGGAGGCAATTATGGCTGATAAAAAAACAAGACGTGGTTCGAGGGGCGGAAAAAAGATCAAAGAGCAGCGGGTTGTGAATCAAGAAGAGGGCGTGGTGGTAAAAGTCCTTGAGTTCGGGGGTGATGACGCTTTGCCGGATCGTGGGGAATCAAAGCAGTTAACTCCTGATGTGTTCGAGGTAGTCATAAAAGATGGTCAGGCTATTCGACCACTTTATGATCCCCTTCTTTGGGCGACGCTTCTGGAGCAGGATGTTCGCCTTTTCCGGTGCGTGACGGCCATGGCATTGAATACTGTGGGGTCCGGATGGGAGCTTTCGGCTCGATATGATTCAAAGGAATTTGTGGAGGAGAACAAGGAAAACATCAAAAAAGAGCGGGCGGAAATCATGCCTTTGTTCAAGTATCCGAATTCAGAGTATTCCTTTGAGGAAATGATGCAGATGATCAAGACTGATGAGGAGGCCGAAGGTCAAGGTTACATGGAGGTGTCTCGGGACAATAAAGGTCAGATCGATGGTCTTTATCATGCTCCCGGTCACACAATCAGGGTTTTGGCCGAGAAAAAGGGATTTTTGCAGATGAGGACCAATCTCGGGTCGGATTCCTATGTTTTTTCTCCGGGGAAAACGGCTGAGGATAGTATTCAAAAGGTGTATTTTAAGAATTTCGGGGATAAACGAGCGATTGATAATCGCACGGGGGGTGAAGCTAAGGGCGCTCTTGCTCCGGAATTTCGGGCAAATGAACTCATTCAGTTCAAAATTTATACTCCTCGGAGCTCATTTTATGGGATTCCGAGAGTAGTAGCGGCGGCTCCTGCCATATCCGGTAATCGACTGGCTCAGTTGCGGAATGTTTCGTTCTTTGAGAATGATGCTACTCCCCGGTTGGCAGTTATTGTAGAAGGTGGAAATTTGGATACATCTTCCGTCAAGATGATAGAGAACTTTATTGAAGCTCGTGGGAAAGGCCCAATGAATTTTGGCAGAGTAATGGTCCTTCAACCGCAATCACAAGAGGCCGTTCCTGGGGCTGAGAGTAAGGCTAAAATCACACTGATGCCGCTAACTGTGGGTGTAACGGAGGATGCGAGTTTTACCCGATATCTAGTTTTGAATTCGGAGATGGTTCGTGAGGCATTTGGGATTGGCAAGATTTTCTTGGGGACGGCTGATGATGTGAATCGAGCTACTGCTTTGACGATGAAGCAAGTGACCATGGAGCAAGTATTTGAGCCTGAAATCAAGAGGTACGAGCATAGATTGGATATTACCGTTATGCGTGATCTTGGAGCGAAGTACACGCAACTCAGATTTACCCGGCCCAAGATGACGGACCTTTCTTCGGATGCTCAGGCTTACGGGGTTCTTGCGGCGGCTGGGGGAATTACGCCTAATGACATCAAGGAACTTCTTGGCCAGGATCCATTTGCGGCAGAGTGGGGTAATACTCCAATTCCTCTTATTAAGATGGGTCTTTTGGAAGGCCGCGAAGTTCCGGCTGATTTCGCGGATGGTCCTGATAGTGGTGGGGAGGGTAATGCCTCAATCGAGCAAGAAATTGCACGAGCTACCAAGTTGTTTGGGGAAGCTACGGGGTTTTCCGGAACTTTGGATCTAATAGCTAATGGTGATCCTCAAGAAGTGGTGCATAAGTTACGGGCATTAGTGGAAAAGTAGCACTTGACAAGTCGGTATATTTATGTTTTACTCAATAATGAAAGGTTGAAGGGCCTTTCCAACCAAAGGAGGATAAAGACATGGCAAAGAATCAAGCGGGATTGACTGGACCAATCGGTGGGACTGCCAAGCGGACTTCTGCGGTGATCGACACTGGAAAGCAGAATAACGATCCGATGGCTTCTCCGGATTCCAAATCCAGCATGAAAACTCCCAATCTGACTGCTCGCAAGCAACGCCGGATGGCAGAGTAAGGGGGGCGGGGCCATGGCCCGTAGGAATGATAAGTTCCTGCGTCAAGCAACGGAAGCTATTGCTTCTAATGCCAAACCGGGTTTCCATGGCGAAGTCACCGTCCAGGTGAAAATTCAGAATGGGGTTATCCAGAGTGGTCATGTAGAGAAGTCTACTCGGGTGTCCCGGCAAGGGAACACTACGTTAGTAGAAAAGATCAAACTGGATTGAGCTAGTCGGTATTAGCCGGGCCTCATGGTATCAGGCAAGCCGCTAAGGGGTTATTATGCCCTTTAGCGGCTTTTTTATTTGGGGGTCAATATGGAGCTTGATAAATCCTTTGAATTCGGGTTAACGGTTTGTAAGGCCCGGAGGGATGAAGAGGGCCGGATGATTGTTACGGGTTATGGTTCTGATACCATGACTGATGGGCATAAAGAGAAGTTTGATACTCACGCCATTAAGGGAATGCTGGATGCAGTTCGGAACGGCGTTCCTCTCATGACTTCACACAAGGATTCGTTTGGGTTTGGAGAATCGTTCGATGGTCGGATTGTTCCCCTGGATAGCGGGGAGGTCGGGCTTGAGGTTGATTTTCTTTTGAAAGAGAAGTACCCGCAAGCGACGGATCTTTTTGAGGCTATTCAAAGCGGAAAGTGTGATCAGCAACTTTCCGTTGGCGGGAAATTGAATATGTCCAATCCTCGGGCCGCTTACCTTCTTAGGGACGGTACTAAGGTACTTCATGATTTTGATTTGGATCATTTTTGCACGACTCGGCCTAAAAAGGCGGCGAATCCTCGAACTCATTTTAAGGCCGCAATGTTTGAATCCCTGGAAAAGGATGGGATGACCGATGAGGTCTGGAAAACATTGGAGGTAGATGATTCTGAGGCTGAAAGGCTGGCTCAGGTGGGGGGAAGCATCGAGAAATTTCTGATGCTCAGTCCTTCCATGGATTCGCCTATGACGGGGAGTGTTAATCGGGAAGATGATCCGCTTGGCGGTAATGACAGGTCTTTTGAGGATTTGCCGTCGTTTAAGCAAATGCGTGATGCTGGGTACAATGCTTACCACGTTCCGCTTTATTGGGAGGGTCATCCCGTTCAACTGGCGATGCGTGATGTTCGGATGGATCGGAAAAAGTGCTTGGAGAATGTCGGGCGGTATAAATTCGATGAGATTGAACCGATGGTACGAGCCAGTGGGGTAAAAAACCCGGTGGTAGATAGTAAAGGGATGATTTCTCTTTACGGCGATTATAGTAATGTCGGGAATATGGATGATCGACCGGTCGGTAAAGATCCTACGGGAAAACGGGCCGTTCGGTATTATCGAATGTTCCCGTCGGCAATAAACAATGACGGTGAACTGGAATATGATGATCTTGGGCGACTGAAAGGTGGCGGATTCTTGTTCATGAAGGATGGGCGAAAAGTCCCCGGTGAGGATGATTACTCCCCCTTCTGGAGAGTTCCTTCCATGACGGAAGCACAAGTCTTGATCCCGGATGCCGTGGCCAAATTGGCGGAAACCACTGAAAAGTCTGATCTTGAGGATACGGTGGAGAAGAGCATTAATCTTACCCGAACTTTGCTTATGCCCTTGTCCCTGCGGAAAATCAAGCTCAGGACTAAACCCACGGATGACCATTCTCATGAGTTGAGGCTTTTCCTTGATTCCTCTGGCAAGGTAGTTGACGGATATACCTTTGACGGCGGATCATCCTTTGCTCATGGCCGGAGGGCTCAGGCTACTCAGGATATGAATGACCGTGAATCGTTCCGGCTTCGCCATGACCACGTTCATATCGTAGTGTTTACGGGAGGCAAGGCCGTTCTTGCCGAAGCCTTGGGGCATACTCATGAGTACGAGTTGCCTGAAATGGAAAAGGAGACAAGCGAAATGGAGTTTCACAAAGAGAAGGTACGGCATAGGACCGTGAATAGCGGCGGCTACTTTGCCGTGGGCGAGAAGGGCATTGGAGCGGAGGTCTATGAGGAAGCTCCTAAATCCGCTGATCTTACTCAGACGGGTCAAAGTTCCTATGCACTTCTCTTGGAGAGTGAACACGGACAGCACATTCGCCAGCTTGGGAAGATTTCCAGGGCAGAGGCTCAGAAGATGGCTCTTGGGGCCGTCAAGCCTGAAGGTGGGAAAGTGGTAGTTGGTCGGTCGATTGGCCGTCTCAATAATCGCAATCTCTACCGGATGCTTTCAGAGTTCTCTCCGGCGGACGGGAAAGAGGAGGCTGAAAAGGCGGTGCCTTTCCGGTCTTACCCACTTTCGGGTAACCGGCGGTGGTCTTTTACGGCGAATGAAGGGAATGCGATTCTCAATCAGTTCGGCGGTGAGGATTCAGAAAGAGCGTGGAAGGCTTACGAGAATGCTCATGCGTGGTACAACTCGGATGCTGGTAATGGTACTCCTCGAACTAAGGGAGCCTATGCTTTGCCTCATCACAAGCTGGAAGATGGTTCTATGCGAACCTTCCCCGGCGGTGTGATTGCGGCTATGGCGGCTTTGAATGGTGCGAGAGGCGGTGTTACTCGCATTCCGGCGAATGAGAGGCAAGGGGTTTATAACCATCTTTCTCAGCACTATCGTCAAATGGATATGACTCCCCCGGATTTGCGGGGAGCCAAGGAAGGTTATAAGGAAGATATCGGGGTTGGCGAGACTGACTCTGAGTATCTGGATCAATTCATCAATTTCCATAAGGAGCAAGGAGTAGATCTTGATTGGCTTCCTGCTTTTATGGATGAGTTTTCAAAAAGTGAAGAGGAGGTAGACAAGATGGGCGGTGAGGAAAAGAAAAAGGATGAGACCACTGCTCCTCCCGTAGAGGAGACTGCGGTGGACGAAACTACGGATGATAAGGAAACTGAGGCTCCGAAAGAGGAAGCCAAGCAAGAGGAAACCGTGGAAACCAAGACTGATACCGGACTTCTGGAGAAGTTTATGGTGGGTCTTGGGCTGAAAAAGGCTCCCAATCCGAAGGTTGAGCGCACACTGACTCTGATGGAATCGGCTCAAGATGCTCTTGAGGGCGTGGAAATCGGGGAAGATGATGCCGCTCCCTTGATCGGACAAATGGCCAAGCTCGTTTCCATGGTCAAGGCCGGGGTAGAGGCGGGAAAGATCGACCTGGATGATCTTCCTGCTCGCGATGCTCGGTTGCTCAAGGCGTTCCTGGATGGGAATCCGGTGGAGGCTCCGAAAGAGGCTCCGAAACCTACTCCCAAAGAAGAGGAGCCCGAAGAAACCGATGAGAAAGCGGAATCTGCGGAGATCGATTACGATAAATTGGCCGATAAATTGGCTGAGAAGTTCGATCTCAAGCCGAAAGAAGCGGGTGAGGATGCCGGTGATGCTCCCAAGGAAGAGGAAGCTCCCGAGGATTCTCAAGATGAGGATAAAGAGGAGGAGACGGATACCAAAGAGAAGTCCGCTCCGGAAGATACTGGAACAGTTGAGAAATCTGAGCAGGACGATGCTCTTGCCCAAATACTCAACGGTCTCAATGATCTTTCGAGCCGGATTGAGAAGGTTGAGAATGTCTCCGGTGTGAGCAAGTCTTTGGACGGCCAGGAAGGTGGCAAAAAGAAACCCGGTAAGGGTATCTTCTCAGGAGCCATCCCCCACGTTCACAAGGCTCGCCAGATTCAGGAAGCCAAAAAGCAGGGCAAGTAACCCTGGACAAATAAAGTAGGAGGAAAAAATCATGTCGATTAACGAAGAACTCATTGAAAAAACTCTTGAAAGCGGCGATTTTTTTGCCGGTGGGGAGATTAACCCTACTCAGCAAGCGGAATTCGTTCGGCTGGTCAAGGATTTTTCGGTAATGTTGAGCATGGTCCGTTTTGTGGATATGCCGACTAAACGTTATCTCATTGACAAGATCCATCTTGGGGAGCCCATCACGCGGGGTATTGCGGAGAATACCAATGCGATGACCAACCTGATTTCCCCGAAGATGAATCAGATCGAGCTTACCACGAGCAAGATCAAGACTGCTTATGCCATCACCACTGAGGCCCTTCAGGTTGCCCTTAATCAGGAGGATCTTGAGGATACTGTGCTGGAAATGGTGACTAAGCGGTATTCAACTGACGTGGAGATTCTCGCCATTTCGGGCGATGACACCGTGACCGGTACTACTCCTTACGATGAACTGATCAAGGTTCTCGATGGATGGGACAAGATCACTGATGACGCTCAGGTGGTGGATGCCGCTGGCGCAACCATTTCCAAGGCGGTGTTCACTGAGGCTCTGCGGACCATGCCTCAGCAATATCTCCAGGATCCTGATCTTCGGTTCCTGATGTCCAGGATGACCAATATCGATTGGATGGATGAGATTGCGGATCGGGAAACGTCCTTGGGTGATGCGGCTTACCGGGGTGACGCGGCTGGTATGATGGGTGTTCCGGCTTCCATCGTTCCTCTGATCCCCTCGAACAAGCCCGTTGCCGTGGCGGCGGCTACTCCAGCTATCGTGGTCGGCGCTCAGTATGGTCCTTTTGAGATTGTCACTGGATCGAATGATCTGATCAACCTGGATATCGACAATGCCGGTGCCCACGAAGTTACCCTGACTCAAGGGGTGTGGGAGGCTATCCGGATTGCGGCCCAACTCAACGCGGATGCTACTTTTGCGGCTAATGGCCTTGTGGCTTCTGACAATGATGGGCGGCTTCAACTGGCCTCTTCGACTACGGGTGCGACTTCGGAGATTGATATCCAGGCGACTTCAACTCCGGGACAGTCGGCTTATGCCGCGCTCGGTTTGACCATTGCCGCTACTACGGGTGCCGCCGCTGGTTCGGGTTCTCTTAATGAGGGAACTCTCATTTGGCTGGCCAACCCCATGAACTTCATCTTCGGGATGCTGGATTCGACTCGCGTATTCTCCGAGTTCAACAAGGATTATGATCGTGTTGAGGTCGTGATGTATAACGAGGTTGCGGTACAAGTGGAAAATCTGGAATCCATCGTGAAGGTCACGAATATCGCCCGCAAGTAAGCGGACGATGATTAGGGGGTAGTCATGGCGAAATTTGATCTAGTGATGGATCAGAGCAAACGAGTGGCTTGCCCGTCCGGTCGAAAGTATTACTTTGTCGCCGGGTATCCGCTGGATATTCTGGACGATGGGGATAAGGAATTTTTGAGAGGCCAACCGGATTTTTTTCTGGAAGTGGCTGATCAAGGTAAAGTTCCGGCTACACCGGATAAGGAGGAGGGGTCTCCCCCGCAATCGGCCCCTCCTCCTGCCCCTAAAAAGGGGAAGGCGGCTAAACCCAAAAAGAAAAAGAGGACTTATGACCTGGATAAGCTGGATGCTGATCGGGTTATCGAAGATGAACTTCTAGCGAAGAATTCTGATGGTCCTTGGAATTGCCCGATCTGCGGACGCAAGAATATCAAGACTAAAAGTGGGTTGCGGGCTCATGTAGGGTCTACTAAATGTGTGGAAGCGGCGAGGGAAAAGCTAAGTGAGTAAGTACATGACATTGGCGAGACTCCGGGGGTTGGGTATTACGGTTGCCCAACTCTCGGATGCTCTTGCTTTAGAGCTTATCAAGAATGTGTCGGATTCTCTTGATGCGCTTACTCAGCAAGTTTTCTCTCCTCAGCTTGAGATTCATCGGACAGATGGGAATAAAAGCCGGTTGACCCATCATCGTAGCTTGCTTCCGATATTGAAGGTGTTTTCGCTCAATGTGGATGTGGATAAGAATCGATCTAACTATTGGGATGAACATAGGTACATTTTCGGAAGGAATCTGCAAAACGGTAGTTATGACTTGACGCGGTATGAAATATCTTCGGATACCAAGTATCGGCTTCTTTCACTTTTGGCGGGAGAGTTTCCGCTTGGGGTTGAGAATGTTCTTATTAATGGGGTATTCGGGTTTCTCGAAAATCGGAAGGCATTTCAGACCGAATTAAGTGCGGAATTGGCGATGGGGGATACGGTAGTGTCAGTGGCGGAAACGTCTAATAGCACTGGACGTATCGAGGTTGGCGATTTTGTATTGGTTGAGATTGAGGCGGCTACGGGTGAGGCTCCGGCTCTTACCTATGTCGATATTGTTCAATCTATATCTGCAACTAACCTGACCGTTGATGCCGTGCAAGATCAGGCCGGTCTCCCCGTAGCCGTGGGAGTAAAAGTCTACTCATTCGGGGCTTTTCCAGGTCCGTTGGTAGAGGTAATGGATGCTTTACTACTTCGGGCTTGGGATGATTCACCTTGGAATCCAAATGGTTCGGGAAGTACAGATAAACGATTGCTGAGTGAAAAAGTCGATAATTATAGCTATCAACTGGAATCGGAATCAGTAGCGGCAAGTCGGGCCGGGGGTTACGGTCTAATAACTGGTAGTGTGAGGTTGGATAAAGTGCTCCAACAATACTGCCGTCCTGGGGGGTTTGTGGGTTATGCCTAGACGGCCTCTTAGATGGAACCCAATGCCCGTTCGGATCAAGGTACTTTCGGACGGATCTGCCGGGGGTGCCGCCGGAGATAAGATTATCGATGAGGTATTTGGAGAGGTTTTAGGAGGGGCCAGAACACCATTCGATTCAACTTTGGATCTTCAGGCTCAAGTGGTTTACAAGGCTCATGATAAGCGTGATCCAGTTATTGCCGGGGATCAGGATGTTGGAGACGGTCATCTTTGCTTTATTTTGGAGTACCTGGAAAGTGTAGGTCTTGATCCGCTTGGGAGTGGAGACAAGATTAAAAAAGGGGATCGAATCATTGAAATCGCTGGGGAAACGACGGATTACCGTATTATTGAGATGCGACCGGCTGGGCATATAAAAACGGCTGATATCAAGCCGATGCTTTGGCTGGCGTATTTTGAGTTTCCAGCGGATGTTCATTCAAGGGTGGTTTAAGATGGCGATACAAAGAAAGCATGTGGCGGCTGGAAGCCAATTTAACGATGTGTTTGATTTTCAGTCCGGGTCTGATGTGGAGGTCAAGAGGGTATCTCTTCAAATGGGGAGTGAATCCAAGAATGTGACCGTGACTATCGTGGATAAGTACGGAGCACAATTCGCGAAACTCTACGAGAAGTTGGCCATGACGAATTTAACTGTGGATCTGATAGGGAGCATTCCTTTGGGTCCGGATGAGAAGATAAAGGTGGTGACAACTGGAGCCACGTCGGAAATGTTCGCTACCGTGATTTTTTAAGGTGACGCTATGGAAGGCTTTTTCAATTACATAGTGATCGAGGACGGGGTTCCAGTAGCCATTGGTTCCGGTGGTGGGTCTGGCGGAATTGAGTTCCGCGATGAAGGTATCAGCCAAGGCTCGGCGGCGATTATGAATGTTGTGGGTGCCGGAGCCGGGGTTAGTATTTCAGGTGGTGTTGCTACTCTTAATGTGGGTGGTGCCTCTGGAACTATTGAAGTGCAGAATGATGGGGTTAAAGACGGCGATGCCTCCATTCTTGACTTTATTGGAAATGGTGTCAAAACGGCGTTTGCCGCTGGGAAATCTTCATTGGAGTTTCCGGAAATCCCGTTGGATGTTTTGATGGTTCATCCTAGTTTTACGGATGATAATGATTTGCAACAATATTCGACCGTGGAGGCGGCGATAACCCGAGCTAAGGCTATTAGGAATCCAGGATCGAGAGAGGTTTTGATTTGGGTTCGAACGGCTATTTATCAGCCTACTGCAAGATGGGATTTACATGATGGCTATGGGATGGTGTTCGATCCTATGGTGTCTTTTGATTTTTCGTCCTGGGCCGGGGGCACTACTTTTATCCAGTTTGCGGGGAACACGACTCTTAAGGGAGTGGATTTAACTTACGGAGCGATTGGTTCTCATCCATTTACTGGAGGAAATCATGTTGAGTGCCTAAGGGCTGATCCCGTAACGGGAAGCCCTACAATTGGATGGCTGGAAAATACTTGGATATGGGATACTCAGGGAGGAGCTACTTATGGAATTCGGCTTACTTCCGGGGGCGGTTCATTGCCCTTTACTCCCGTATTAGTGGCGCGGAATAACTTAGTAAGCGTGATTACTTCGGTTGGCGGATTAGTTCAAGAAGGTGATTGGGAGGTGAGGGTTGAAGGAGGAGCCTCAATATTCACTACGGTAGGGGCTTCTGCCATCAAGCAAGTTGATGTGGGTTCTGATTATCCTGATACTTCCATTAGTATTATGCGGATTCAGGCTTTAGGTGGTGCGGGTGTTTATGATTTTGAGAAAAGTACCAATGGAACTATCGAGATGAATGGTTCCATTTTAAGGCTTGCGAATACAAATATAAATTGGTTGACTGATATCGCCGGTACTGCTGATGGACCAATCAACTCAGAGCAAATTCTTCAGTTCGAGTATCCGGATCCTTCTCTTTCCGTTTCTGAGAGGTATTCTCTTAAGTCGGCATTGAATCTGATCGATCAGGATATTCATGATACTACTCAGGGCCATGATCATGATGGAGTGGGGAGCAAGAGAGTTGATTATGACGATCTAGTAAATCAACCTGAATTCGGAACGGAGTATGATAGTGCTGAGGATGATACCGAATCCAATACAACTTCAACTACATTCCAGCAAAAGCTCATTTTGACTACGGGTTCATTGCCCGTAGGAACGTATAGGATTGGCTATTATTGTGAATTTAAGTCTGACGATGGGGATAATGATGGTGCTGAGGCTCAAGTTGATTTGGATGCAGGGACAATTATAGCGCAAGCGGATGTTCAAAATGCACGTCCTTCTTTTTTGGGTACTGCTCAAGGTATGTGGACCGTTTTAGGGGGTGTAAAGGAAGTGACCTTCGGGTCTGCAACTACGCATACTATTGAAATAGATTATCGTCAGACGAATTCTAACACTGCAAGGATAAGGCGCGCAAGGATAGAGATCTGGAGGATCAGCTAATGGCTCAGTATGATTACTCTAAAGCGACTGTGAATGTAACTGCTCTGGAGTGGGAAATTCAGAATGATGAGGCTATTTCTAAGGCTCTGGAGAAAGTAAATTGGACGGCTCCTGATTCTTTGAGCGTGTTTTTTGAAGAAGCCCTTTCCGGTGGAGAAGAAACTGCTCTTGATGCTTTAGTGGCGGCTCATACTGGCGAAGCCCTGAATGTCTACGATTGTTGGGATGTAGATAATCAGCGATTCATTGTTGTTAAGGCTAAAACAAAGCCTACTGAATCTCCTGAAGGAGGACCTATTCTGGTAAAGCAGGTGATTCCTACTATCGATAGAATATCGGTATTGACCATGCCGGCTAATACTGATGAATCCTCTCCCGTTGTTAAATCAAGGGTTGTCATGGATTCAGGGAATTTTAGGGATGATTCTTGGCTGAAAGTTCTGATGGTAGGCCGTAAGGCCGGTGGGGGATCAGGATATATCAGATTCTATAACTACTCGAAAGCGGTAGAGTTGGCCGTTGTTGAATTTGATTCGGGCAGTCCAGAAATCAAGGAAGTTATTTTGACCGGATGCCCTGGAACTGATAAATGCATCCTTGAATGTCAGATTTATACCGATGGAACGGGGACAATGCATGCGTACTCTCTTAGTTTGGAGGCGTTCTAATGGCGAAAAATTATAGGGTCAGGGTTTATTGTGAGACGGAAGAGGAATGGAAGTTTGATGATCAGACTGATTTGACACTTGATCCTGATTTTGTTCCGTCTGGATGCGAAGGCCATACGTTGAGAGACTTCACAATTGATGATGAGGAGGAAGTTTAATGGCCGTTGAGCAAATAGTAAAAGAGCGGGAATTGATCGATAATAAATGGGTCGTTTCAGAGCGTAAGCTAAATGAGGAATCTGATGCTCCATTGGTTTTTAAGACCATTGTATTGGAATCAGGTGGTGGAGAGTTGCAAGCAGTTTTGAAACTGGATGATGACGGGGTTCTCAAACTGGAGCAAGGTGCTAACACTTATAGGATTTTGGTAACTGGAATTAATTCTCAAAGCGGAGAAGTGGTGTTTGATAATTCGCGGTCGGTTAGGGTCGATTTTCCAAGGAGGTTTAAGCATTGGCCCGCGATTACATTGACTTTAGCAGATGTGAATAACGCTCCTCCTTATAGGCTTTGGCCAGGGAAAACCGGGTTTACGGTCAGGTTTAAGCAGAGGTTCACTGGAGTTGTGTGCTGGGTTGCTACGGAGGCATAAGATGTCTTTAGAAATAGTTATAGAAGTCTTGGATGATGAGGATTATGACGGCAATAGCATTCAGATTAAGAGGGTGATAGTTAATTTGGATGGTGTAAGGGTTCCCATATATTATTCTTTTGAGGTGGATAAATCCGATGCGGAGATAGAAGCGGAGGTCGAATCAGACCTGAGTGCAAGAGGTTACTCTTGGGGAGAGTAAAAGTGGAACGACGTATTTTTATTGTTGTTGGGGCCGTTTGTACCACTACGTTGATGTTAACTTGTTCGGGCGGTGGGGGTGTTCCGACTCCGGATAGTATTATTTCAGAGAATCTTGAGATAATCCTTAATTACGGCGGTATCCCGGCAGTAATTCTTCTTTTTGGCTATCTTTATCTTAGGAGCCTCATGAAAGAGTACGGGAGGCAACTCCGGCAAATGCAGGAGCAATTGAATAATCAACAGGTGGCAATGAATGTCTTGATTCAAAACAACACGAAAGCACTGACAAGGTTGGGAACGGCTATGATGATGGGTTGCCCTTTCATTAAAAGCCAGATTGATCCCAATGCTATCGATTGTGGGGATGGTGATGGGGGAGAAGGGTAAAAAGAGTGGTATCCATCAGGAGACACATGAATTAGTGACGCAAAATTGTGATGCGATGGATATTTTTGATAGTTTACCGATGGCGAAAGATGCTCCTGATTTAGAGGAGATGATTTGTGGAGAAGAGGCCCCGTTTCCGTCATCAATCACGGAAATTGACGATACTGATGAGGTCATGCGTTCTGAAAACGGGAGCCGATTTATAAAGGCGCTTAAATGGTGGAGAAGGGATGGGAGTAACGATTAAAAAGTTCGGGCCGTGGGCTCGATTCACTAATTTCCCTTTGAGGTTGGCGAGGGAGCTTCCGAAGATTGCCGAAATCGGTATTAATCGGGAGGCTCAAGGATTGGCTGATGCCCTTAAAGCTACCGTTGAAGGGGGTAAGGCCGGTGGTCCTCGTTTGAGTGCCGAGACGGTGGCTCGTAAAGGATCATCCGTCAAACTCGTAGATTCGCATGCTCTGGCTAATTCATTTACGGTGGAGGGAGTGAAGGCCGGGGGAACGGGTTTTGTGGGGATTAAGGAGGGTACAGGCCATCCGTCGGGGATATCGATGACTGCTTTGGCGATGATTCATGAATTCGGAACTGCCACAATTCCAGCCAGACCATTTTTGGAGCCCACTTTGAGGAGTGCTGGGCCGAAAATGCTTAACGGCGTAGTGAAATATTGGCAGAAAGAAGCAAAGAGGGTGTGGTAATGCCTACTTTCACTTGGAGCCCTGATGATCCTGGCGTGGTCCTGGAAAATATGGCCGTGGTGAATGGGAAGGCTCGCCTTCTGGCTCAAACGCCGGATGGAGAATATGATTTTCCTGAGCTTAATCCAGACGCTAGTTATCTTCCGATTGGGACCATTGAAATGCGGAATTTAACTTGGGGTAATATCCAAGATTTCCCTTGGGGCTCGGAGATGGAGTATTCTCAGCCTAATGGATCGACCATTAGGGTGTATTTCTCGATTGATGGAGGAGCCACTTATCCTGGGTCTACCACAAGTATCGATACTCTTTATCAATTTTTCTTGGGGTCATTCGAGATGTCGAATCAGTTGAGGTTGAAAGTAGAGATTACGCCTTCGACTGATGGGAAGGAGACTCCGGAAATCGGACGTATTTTTATGTACGGGGATGCGGAGTACGATGTAGTAGAGGATGCGGTACGGACGTTGAGTAAAGTTATCAAAGAAAACGCCAATCCTTATATTCAGTGGTATTTTGCACATACTGGAGGAAGTTCGTTTACGCTTTTGTCTCGATTTGATCCGACGAATTTGGGCGTTTTTGATGCGAATCGAATGGGAGCGACTCAGAATCTAGTTTCGAGTTATGATCCGGGGACGGGTCTTGTTACGCTTACAACTTCGGTCCCGGCTGGAACGGAGCTTTTGGTAAGAGGAAGGTTGGCATGGGCCTCAGATATCCAAGAGGGGAAACTTCGAGTGATGGTGAGGCCGGAGCCTGATTATGTTAAGTCTCATGCTCCAATGTATGTGATTCGGCATTTGAATAGCTCGAATTATGGGGACGGGGCATTGGCCGGGGATGAGGAGGAGAAGCGGTTCGGGGTTGGGGAGTTGGCCGGAAGGTTGATTGAGAGGCCGACTCCGGTGGATTTGGTCATTGCCGTCGATTGCGTAGCCTCTCGGGAACAGGAGGCTTATGCGATGGCAAGGCAAGTCAGGGATCTTTTCATGCGTGATGATGTGGAGGGTCTCTGGCAGTCTCTCGGGATGGGTTATTACTTTGATATTGTGAACGTGGTGCCGATTACGGACGTATCCATTCCAGAAGATGAAATCCATGATTTTCAAGTTCGGGCGGTGTTTGGGGGCAAAGAATATCCGTCAACTATTCGTGAAGCTCCCTTGGCCGAAACAATACAAATTGATGTCAATAACGATGAATTAGTGGAGGTGGAAGGATGAGTGTCATTCAGAACCGGTCGAAAATGCTTTTGGCCGTGAATCTTGGCAAAGGAAAAGCGGTCCATCTTCGGCCAAAGGAGACGGCGGAAGTAACGGATAAGCAACTTTCATTCTCTGAGGTTCGCAAGCATCTTGCTAAGGGGAGACTGGAAGTTGTGGCGATGGCGAAAGTAAAGTCGCCTTCTAAAAAGAAAGTGGCTCCGGCTCCTCCTGCCGAGGAGAAAAAGCCTTTGGAAACAAAGGACAAGGAATAAGGAGGTAAGGCAAAATGGCTAATGCTCCTGGCGTAAGCATCCGTGAAGTGGATGTTTTTAGGACGGTGGAGGGTGTTCCCGTTGATGTTGCCGCCGCGTTCGGCATTACTCAAAGGGGACCAGATGATGAGTTGAGGCTTGTGATCAGTCTCGATGACTTCATAAACAAGTATGGTGGATTCTATGCAGGGTCTTACCTTCCGTATCTAGTGAGAGGCTTTTTTGAGCAAGGCGGAACTGCTCTATACATCGGAAGGTGTGTCGGGTCCGGTGCCGCGAAGGCTACCGGAGATGCCCTGGCTCAAGGTGGATTGCTGAAAACTGTGGATATCGACGGTAGGCATTTCGGAGAGTACGCCAATTCGATTCTTGTGGACTTTACTCGGGTGACAACTGCCCTTTCCACGGCTACTGCCGCCATTGATACGTCTATCGTGGTGGATAGCATTGGGCAGTTCGAGCTTGGGGATGTGATCTACATTGATGACGGAACCAACACTTACCAAGGGATCGTGGTGGGGCTCGATGCTGGAACCAAGACTATTGATCTTTCCTTGGCCGTGGGGGCGATTTTCGCTATTGGAGTGGAAGTAAAAACCGCATCCTCCCACCGGGCCAAGACGGCTACCACGTCGGTATTCGCGGCGGCTTCAACTTCCGTCCAGTTTACCGTGTCCAATGCCTTGAACATCCGGATCGGAGATCTTGTGATGGTCATGGATGGGGATTTGGGCGGTAACTATATGTTTACCGAACTCAAGGTAACTGGCGTGAATGGGTCCACAATCTTTGCTGATGTGGAGAATGAGGCGGTATCTGGACTTACCGAGATGCCTATTGGCGCTCCGGTGATTGTCCAGAATTTCAATGTCTATGTTTCCTATGAAGGGGCCGTAAAGACGTATTTCCATGTTTCTCTGGAATCGGAGAATCAGGTGGATTATGTTGATGAACGTCTTGGCGGTGATCGGAATGAATCGGATCTGATCGAGATGGTGGATTCGGGTAATACCGAGACCGTTGCTTGGAGAGTGCTCCAGTACCCTGCCCCGGTGGGGGTTGGATTGACAGGTGGTGCGGATGGTGCGGCTCCTGCGGACATCGACTACCTTGGGACCAATCCGGCCAAGACGTATAAGCACGGCATTCAACTGATGGATGAGAATTACCAGATTGCGACTTTCGCTATTCCTGGCGTTACCACGGCGGCGACAATTACGGGGGCCGACTCGTATGCCAAGGGGAAGAAGCTGGATTTCGTGGGAGACTGCCCGTTGGCGGCTGATACTCTCGATGAACTGCTTGAGTTCCGCAATCTGACTCTTGGGATTGATTCTTCCTACTCTGCGATTTATGCTCCGTGGATCAATGAGGAGAATCCTCTCATTCCTGGGGCTCTTGTGAGCCTTCCCCCGTCGTGCCGTCAGCTTGGGGTACATAGCTCGGTTTCGGCCCGTGAGGGTGTCCATAAGGCTCCGGCGAACTATGTTTACTTGAACGTTGTTTCGCTCCAGGCCGATTTCTCGGAGACTGAGCATGGAATCCTGAATGAGGCCGGGGTGAACCTGATTCGGATCTTCCCTGGGCGTGGTATTCGGGTGTACGGTGCGCGAACTCTCTATTCCGGTAGGGATGGAAAGCAGTTCATCAACGTGCGGAGACTGGCAAACTATGTAGAACGGTCGATCTCGAATCTGGCGTTTGATTTCACGTTCGACACTATCACGGAAGTTCTTTGGGCGAAGCTCCAGGGCTCTATTGACAGGTTCTTACGCGGACTCTGGAAAGCTGGGATGCTTTATCCTCGGAATGATTCGACAAAGGCGTTCATGGTGATCATCAATGAGGGTCTGAATCCTCCTGACGTGATCCGTGAGGGTCGGGTTCGAGGCAAGGTGGCGTTCTCTCCGGCTCCTCCAGCGGAGCGGATTGAGCTTGATGTTGCTCTTTGGGCGGGCAATTCGGAAATCATTGAATAAGGAGGCGTGACTTATGGCTGATTACCTATATGGTAAACGAGTAGATCCGTATCGCGGGTTCCGGTTTCGGGTACTGGATGTATCCGGGGCTGAACTCGGCGGGTTCACCACGATCAGCGGCCTACGGGATGAGACTGAAGTTGTGGAATACCGGGAAGGAAATGACGGCGTGACTGCCCGTAAACTCCCCGGATTCACTTCGGCGGATAATATCGTCCTGGAGCGCGGACTCAGTGTGAACGAAGAGCTTCAAGACTGGCGGAATCAAGTGTGGAATGCTCAACAAGATGATACTCTTGTGGCTGATGATGAATTCCGTCGGGATGTGATCGTTCAATTGCTTGATCAGCGGGGAGACGTTGTGAAGCAGTGGAAGATTATTGAGGCTTGGCCCGCCATTTACGAAATCGATACGCTGGATGCCATGAATTCGGACGTTCTGATTGAGCGTGTGGAACTGGCAAATGAAGGTCATTACCTGATCCCGACTGCGAACGGATTGGGTCTGACCACACCGGCTGGATGAGGGAAAGGTGCCGCATACTATGCGGCCTTTTTCTCACGACCACCTTAATTATTGAGCCTTGGCTTGAGGGATTGAGCACATTGGCGATAAGTGAGGACAGATGAATGGAAAATAAAGAAAAACAACCTATTAACGTAGATCCGTCCGGAGTGCAACTCTACAAAATGCCCGTAGGGGAGAGTGAAATAACCCTCCCCTGCGGGTTGCTTATTGAAGGGGAGATTGAGAAATCCGTTAAGATTTCGCCAATGACTGGTAAAGATCGGAAAGACATGGCGGATCCGGCTCTTCGGAATAATCCTGCGAAGATCATCACGAAAATCCTGAAAAATCGGCTCATCCAGATAGGGGATTTCAAGTTTCCTAGCATTCCGGATAAGTTGATTCGGTCACTTTTGGCTGGGGATCGAGATTACCTTTTGATGAAGATTCATCAACTTGGGAATAAAGAGCGGGAGTTTAAGGCCAATATCACTTGCGAAAAGTGCGGAGAAACTTTTGAGATTCTGATGGATTACGATGAAATTCCCGTCCGGGAGATGGATGAGGATGCTCAAAAGATGATCGATCACGGCAAGAAGGTCCGGTATTGGGAGTTCATCGATGAGGATTGGGGGATAAACGCTAAATTCCGGTACATTGATGGGACTATCCAAGAATCCGTGGCTCCGAAACTCCGGCAGAATATTGTGGAAGGGGAGTACATGATATTCGCCAAGATGATTATTGAGTGGAATGGCCTTACCAGTTTGACCGTTAAGCAAATCGAGGATTTCCCTCGGGTTCTTGTGGAGATGATCGAGAATGTGATGAAGGAACATAAGTTTGGGCCTTCATTTGATACTCAGGCTTTTGTTTGTCCGATGTGCGGGGCGAACACGGAAGGGGGTATCGATTTTACATCGTTCTTGTTTCGATAGGACAAGCGATGTGGAGTGGGAAGAGATTATTGATAATGTCATTTTTGTCTTGGCTAGTGAGCTTGGATGGTCCTGGGAGGAACTTTTGAATATGCCTTTACGAGAGTTATTTAACTTTTTCAACATATTCAAAAAGAAGAAAGAGATGGAGCGTGATGCAATAGAGGCGGCGAAGCAGAAGAGGGCTTCAAAGGGATCATCCCCACGTCCTTCGCGTGGTAGGAGGTAAGCATGGCATTCGGCGGCGGTGGAATGGCTGGATCGGTCGGTCTTGGGTTTGTGATGAGCCTGAAAGACAATGTGACCGGCCCGGCTATGAAAATCCACAAGTCAGTTCTTGCGCTTCAAACGGGTCTATCGAGACTGTCCATGGGGTTCGGCCTTCTCGGAGGTGCGATGGCCGGGATGGGCGGTGGAATTGCAATGGGGTTAGCCGGAGGTGTCAAAGCGGCTACGCGATTTGAAGGGACATTGAAAACTATCCAAGGAATCACGGGGGCGGCATTTGACGATAAGCAATTGGATGCTTTAGGGAGTAGGATTGACCAGATTACATCTACTCTTCCGATGTCCTCTCAGCAAATGGCAGACGCGATGCAACAAGCCGCTCAACAAGGTCTTGTGTTTGGTAAGACCGGAGAAGAGGCGGCAAAGACTCTTGAGAGGATCGGTTTTGAGGCCGCTCAGTTATCGGCTATTACGGGAGATATGACGGCGGCAGAAGCTCTTGGCGGAATGGGTGCGACTCTCAAGCAGTTCAATTTGGATATCTCGGAAAATGCCGGGGCCTTGTCGGATTCGATGGTCATGGTGCGAAATTCAACTAGGGCCACCGTTCCCTGGCTCATGGAAGTCAATTCACGGGCGGCGGGTACTGCCAAGACGTTTGGATTGACGGCGGCTGAATTCCAAGGAGTTTCCGGTGTGGTTGCGGACGTTGTGAAGCAACCGCAAGGTGCCGCGTCCGGTTTGACTATGATTTTCAACTCGATACTCAAGAAATCGGGGAAATTCGCCAAGCTGATGGGGATGGATGTCAAGAGTTTCCAGGCCGCGATGATGGAGGAAGGTGGTCCATCGGCAATGTTCCAGGGCATTGTAGGACAACTCAGTAAACTGGATAAATTCCAAAAGGCGGCGATATTTAAGGAACTCGGGATTGGCGGTCGATTCGCGACTCGGGTAATGAACTCTCTTATCGCGGCGAATGATAAGATGATTGACGGGCAAACTAACCTATCGCTCGTTATTGGTCAGGCGAATGCGGCATGGTTGGCCGGGATGAGGCGGGGAAATAATCCCAATGCGTTTTATGAGAGGATGAGCAAAACTGCGGGGGCTCTTTTTGCGACTTTCCAAGGTAACATCGAGAACATCAAAAAGCAGTTGGGAAAAGAACTACTTGTGGCAGTGAAGCCTCTACTGAATGCTTTGATTGGGATTCAGACGGCATTTCTCGCGATTGAACCCGCTCAGAAGAGGCTTCTTGTGGTTATACTCGGGATTGTCTCTGCGATTCTGACTCTTTCCGGGATGTTGACATTGGTAATTGCGGGATTCATGATGTTTGGGACGGTGCTTATTCCGGCGCTTCTTGTGGCGATTCCATTGGTTTTGGGAGTTGCGGCGGCAATCGGAGCAGTAGTCGGAGCACTGTACGTGTTCAAAGGTGAAGGGAAATCGGCATTTCAGTTCCTCGGAGATGGTTTCAATTCTTTGATGCTCGGGGCATCTGATTTTATTGGCGGTTTCATTAATGCGTGGCGTGGAATGGGAAAGGCTTTTATGGGTCCATGGAAAGAGGCCGGGAGTGCGATATCGCGTGTGACCAATGGGCTTCTTTATACGTTGGGCATTACTGGAGAATGGGGTGATACTCTTAAAGACCTTGGGACTATTCTCGGTGTAAAAGTAGGGAATGCCATAAAAAGGATAGGGCAAAAATTCAATAAATTTGTTCAAAAATGGTATCCCTTTATGACGGGATTTGTGTCGAGGATGGAGAAAGCCCGGAAGCCGATTAAGGCTATTGGGATGGCGCTTTTTGATATTTTTGAGGCTATCGGAAGTCTTGGAAAGCGTGTCCTCGAATTCTTTGGTCTTTGGTCTGATGATGGGCAAGATGCAATGGGTGACATTGCGGGAGGTATTGCCAAAGGCGAAGCGGCGGCAGATAGGTTCGTTGCTTCTTTGGAGAAGATTGCCGGACGGCTTGAAAAAATAGATGAAAAAATAGATGCAATTGATGTTGAAGGAGTTTTTAAGGGTGCCGAAGAGGGATTTAAGAAAGGCATTGAACCGTTACGGAAGTTATCCGTCGGGCTTGAAGGGGTGTTCTCTAGTTTGAGTAGGTCGATTCAGAGAATCGGGACTCTTTTGGATACGGATATAGGTAAAGGCGTTACGGTAATGGATGGCTTAAACGCCGTGACTTTTGCATTGAATGTGCAATTCGGATTGATGGCTCTTGCTTTGAATCAGGTCGCTTTAGCGATTGAGTTGATCGTTATCCATTTGACTTCTATGGGTCAGATTGTGAAAGGAGCGGCTCAATTATGGTGGGCGGTTTTTGGTACTGCTTTACCCGCATCCCTACATATTCTGGCTTTAACGGTAAAGCAGATATTTAACAATATTTTAGGGACAGTGGGATCTATTTTGCAGGAAGTTGGCGGATTAATTAATAAATTTACGAGTGACCATCCGAAGTTGGCTAAGATGCTTGGGGTTGATCCAAGTGTGGGACAAGGACTTGTTCTTTGGGGAGAAAGTCTACAAGAAGGTGCAATGGATACGGAGGGGACGGAAAAGAAAATTGCCGCGCTTAAGAAGGAAATCACAGGGGCTTTCGATCCGGCGATAGAGAGTTTCAAGGAAGCCGGGAAATCCCATCAGTACATGGGGGATGCGTTTAACGATTGGTCTAAGAGAACGGCAGATATTTTGGGGATGAAAGAACATAAACCACCTATGGATAAGGTGCCAGGACGGGGAGAATTATTTGGTCCTCCGGCCCCTGCTCCGATGGTGGAGCCTCCTGGATTTGCTAATCTTATGGATTTCTACAAAGATGCGATGGCCCCGCCAGGGCAAGTTTCCGGTGGGATAAGTGCTGATATGTCGGGAGAGGCGTTGAAATCAGCAATCGCGGCAGTGACCGTCGAACCGGAGGTGGATAATACGGTTAATTTGACAACAACTCAGAATTTCACCGTGCCGATTACTGCCCATCTTCCCGGCGTGGCAGATGCAATTAAGGGTATGGCCAAGGCAAATAATGTGAGTAAGCGTGAGCAAGTTACTCAGAGTTCGGAGGGGAGCTAATGGCTGATGCAGATTGGTGGAACAATCCACTAAAAATTCGGTTCCTGAATCTTCGGACTCGAACGACTCTGACGGGAATTTATAATCCGGAGACTCTAAGGGTATCGGAGCAAGCTGAGTACGCTGAAATTAAAATTCCGGGGGGTCCGGATTCGTACTATCAGTGGATTAATGGTGGGGCGATGTCTATTCCCTTGACTCTTTTTTTGAATGAGTACGGAGAGGGCATTCAGAATAGAAGAGGGTATGTGGATGAGGCAATTACGTTCTTTCGGGATGCCATGTCCCCAAAGCCCGTGACGTATGGGGGGCGAATCGTAAAGACTGCTCCAGATGTACTCAGGCTCTTTTGGGGGCAAATGACTTTTGGGGAACCCGCTCCGGGACTCAACGTGATTATTGCCGCGATGGATACTGAAATTGTAATGGCGGATAAATTTACGATCAAGCCCGTGAGGGCCTTTGTGGATCTCGAATTAAAGAGATTTACGTTTATCTAGGAGTGGAATCATGCCGGTTTACACGGGATCAAGATATCGACTAAGCCGAGTGATCAAGTTTATTCTTGAGGGAAATCTAACGAAGAGGCTTTTGATTAGGTACAACATGCTCAAATCGAGCGTGTTTGAAAACGGGAGAGTGGAATTCCTTGATTATGTGGTACAAGAGGGGGATCGTTTTGATAGTCTGGCGGCTACTTACGCCGGGGATGCGACAAAATGGTGGGTCATCGCAGAGGTGAACGATTTTGTGGGCTTTCCTTTGGATTTGGAGCCAGGGACTAGATTAAGGATTCCTCCGCAGTCCTATTTCGAGGAGGTATAAGATGGCTTTATTTCGTGAGCAAGTAGATGATACGGGTGAAAATCCAGAAATGGAAAATTTCAATGCTCTTGGAACGCCGGATGAGGAGTTTACGGTGATTAAGGACGTGAACTCTCCGATCTGCTTCCTGGACTTGAAATTGGACGGTGAGTGGGTTCCGATGGAAGAAATCGGGATTCGGAGACTCGTGACTGAAGTGGAGATAAATGATTGTACTGACTGCAAAAAGAAAGAAGGACAGTTGAATTTTTATGATCCGGACGGGAGTTTGATTGAATCAGAACTTCTTTCTGAGGGCCTTGAACTTCGGATAGGGATGGGCTTTCTTGGGGATGTCAGGAACTTCGGATCATGGGTTGTCAATGAGGTAAATCCGATTATTGGTCCGACTGACTTTCGGCTTGAAATGAAATTGCAGTGCCTTTCGTGTTTTATGGATCGGACGGCTGATCTTGCTCGGTATGAAAATATCACGGCGGGGGAGATTGCCAAGCTAGTTGCGGCTAAATATGGTTTGGAACCGAGTGTGGCCGATCCAGGAGATGTCATTCCGGAGTTTTCTCAGGCGTATGAATCGGATTGGTCAGTAATGGATAAGCTGGCTCAGTCTTATGGGTATCATTGGTATGTAGAGGATGATCAGTTGATTTTTCGTCCTCCAGAATCGAAAACTGCAAATTTTGAACTCAACTTCTGGCCCAAGCCAGTAGAGGGGCAAAATCCGCGCTCGTTCCGTTTTGGGAATCTGGCTTCGGCCCGGTATTCCTGCAAAAAGGATTCTGAGTGCGGGAAATCCTCTTGAAATCAGAAGTGTGACTCCCAGGTGGGAGCAAGAATTTTCGCAAAAAGCGATGTGTTGAATGACCCGTTTGTCCGGGCTCAGTATGAGTATTTTTCGGAGAACGGTCAGGATCCTCTCGGATTAGAGGAGTTCTATGGGTATGTGAATCGGGAGACCGGGGAGAATGTGCCTTTTTCTTACTACATGAACTCCATCGATCTTTCGGCAGGAGGGGCGGCGATATTCTCTACCCGTCTTACTAGTTCCGAACGGCAGTGTAAAGATGGGTGTGGGATTGACGGTGAGTGTTCTTATGGCATTACTCATCTTCAGGCCGGGTTGATGATTCCCGTTCTTGGGATTGGGACCAAATATTCTGGTCTTTACGAGCTTTCCAAAGTGCGTCATCGATATGATAGCAATGGATACCATACGTCGTTCGAGGGTAAATGTATAACGCGGGCCAGGGGTAAAGCGGAGTGTGATCCATGTGATCCATGTTGTGGCCCAAGCTACTCGAATAACACGCGGTCACAACGGACAGGCCAAAAGTGGAGGACTTCTAAGTTGAGTGTGGATCAGGAGGTCGATGGATGAGAATTTATACTGGAGAGAAGGTCAGATACGTAGGAAAGTATCGAGGCTTTGTTACAAATATCGAGGATCCAGATCAGCAATTCAGGATTAAGGCTATTGTTCCGCAAGTGTTGGGAGAGGTAGAATGTAATTGGGCATTGCCGATGCTCCCCGGAGGGCAGAATGATCCAAAGTTACCTGAATTAGATGAGATGGTCTGGATCGAATTCGAGGATGGAGACCCGAATTTCCCGACGTGGCGAGGGGGGTTTCCGAGTACGGCTCAAGGAGAGAAACCCGTGCCGAGTGAGGCAAGGGGCGAAGATGGGGATACGGTTCTTCCGCCGAGAGGAACATCTACCAGAACGCTCGCAGATGGAACGGAGCTTGCGGAACCGGCAGTAGCCTATGCAGGGGCCTATGGTGTTGAATCTCGCAAGACTCGGGGCGGTCAAAGGATCGAGATTGATCCAACTCCGGATGCTCGTAGAATGGCCGTCATGAACGAAGGCAACAACTTTTCGATGGAGTGTAATGAGCAGGGGTGTTACCGGCAGAGGGTAAGCCGGTGTGATACGGTGTGTTCCGGGAGTAACTGCCAGACTAATTGTGGATCGTGCCGGTGTGTGAATTGTGGCCCATGTTACACGGAAAGCCGGAAAGACTGCAATACCGTTTGTAAGGGCAAATCGGGGTTTACCTATAATGGCGATGTTCGAGTGGTGCTTGGAGGAGGGGAAAACCAAGTAATCTGTAACGGAGTTTTGGAGATCACCGGATCAGGGCAGTTGAAGCTATCTCTCGGGAGTGCCGTAGGCCAAGCCGTGGCCGGGAATCTTCAGCACGGGGTTATGGGAGCCCAAGAGAATGTCATTCTGGAGAACAAGCAGGAAGTTATCGGGAACGCTTCGGCTCGGGCAATCGGGAAATCCGTAGATGTTTTGACCGGTAAGTATCAGATGAAAGCCTCAACCAATGAAATGAACATGGATGGACTTGCGGTGAGGTTGGGGGATGAGCTTTTGGCTCTAAGTCCATTGCTCAAAGGAACGGAAGTCTTGACTCTTTTGAATGCTTTTATTCAGTGGGCAATGACTCATACCCATCCATCTGATGGGGCTCCGGCTACTCCTCCTTGGACGGGAGGACTTTTAACGCCGGGAGTGCATACATCAAATAAGGTGTTTACGGAATGAGCGAAAAACGATCAATGCCACCTATGGTAGCCCGTCTCCGGAAGATCGAGGGGATGGTAAAAGAATTGGGTGTCCTTTACAAGCAAGAGGCCGAAAAGAAATTGGCGACTATTGCTAAGATAGAGGAGGTTCGTCGTGGGCGAATGGAAAAAGGTTGATATGGCTGACTTTTATCCCTCCGGGGATATTCAAAGTCTTGCAACGTCAGTGTCCGATGTGGCGGATGATGTAGCGGATGCGTTTAATATCGCGGCTGATGCGGTTGAGCTTCTGGCTAATTTTTTCGTGGATGAGATTGATCCTATTGCGGCATTGACGGATGTTATTATCGATGAGATTACCAATTTTATTGGAGATCTTCGGACGGCGAGTGCTTCCATTTTACCCGTGGTCCCGCAGGATAGGTTTTATCGAGGAGGTATCGAGGGGTTCATTGGGGCCGTGTCTCGATCTTTCGATGACCGGGCTGATTCGGAGAGGCCCATTCTCTCGCCATCATCTGATACCGTGGGGTACGTCTTTGCTTACGGGGCAACGGATCTAAAAGAACTGTACGATGATTTTTTGGGGAGTGCGATTTCGCTTTTCGACCTTGGAGCCCTGGAGGATTGGAAGTTTGCGGCGGATCCTGACTCGGTTCCAAGTCGGGCCGTGAGGCAAAGCAGTGGTGTTCCTCCGGATTGGGAATCTATCCGGGTGAGTGACGTATTTCCACCTTACGATGACCTTCTCGGGGAACTGGAGAAGGCGGCGAAGATATTTGGCCGGGGTGATTCAACTCAGGATTTCGTGAGGGATATGGCGGCAACTATTCGAGCGAAGGCTCAGACGTTGGATGCTCTGGCAAGCTACATAACATTCTTTGCGAATCAAGTAGAGAACTTGTTTCAGTTGGAGAATATCTGGTATTTGAAGGTCGGTCCTACTCAAGGGATCGAGAATTGGCGACAAGAGCTTTTGACGGCTTCCAATCGTCCTCCTTACAAAGGGGAGCTATTTTACGTGGCCGGTCTGGCCGTGTTTGCCGGGGGAGCAGATGTTGCTACATTAGAGGAGTTGCTAGGATGAAAGGTGTAGATCAGGATATATTGCATCAAGTGATCACGGAATTGATGGAAGATGCATCTCCGGACAAGGAGGAGAGGATAGTACAGGCTATTCGGGATGTGAAGAAAGACTTGTCCTCGAAGCAACGGAATTTCCGGAGCCTGACATCAAAACTGGAGAAGATCGAGGGATTGATTAAGTCGCTTTCATCGAACGGCAGTGACGCATCTACCAAGTTGATCATAGAGTTGTTGAAAAAGCGGCGAATATCTCTGGAATCGGATTTGGAAAGTATAAATCTCTCGAAGATGGTGAAGAAGCTGGGGTATCTGGAGCAGGAATTGGAATCCGTCAAGGTCAATCAGGACATCATTGAGCAGATAAGGGAGAATTTACATGGCTGATGTTATCGGTATAGGTTGGGATTTTCCTTTTAATTTCGATGACAACGGGAGAGTATCTAAGAGTTCGGATCAACCTGATGGTACTTCTTCGCCTTCGGCCTCGAAGCAACACCTTTATGAGGGACTTTACCAGTTGATTCAAACGGCGATTGGGGAAAGGTTGATGCGGACGAATCTCGGGTGTGGGATTCATGATTTTGTGTTTGAGGTAAATGATGAGACATTACTTTCGCTCATTCTTTACTATGTTTCGGATGCTATCGCTCGATGGGATTACCGGGTAGATATCATCGGGATTGACGGGATAGTGGATCAGGGAACGTTGAAGGCTACTTTGAGTTTCAAAGTGCGGAATACTCAGGAAGTCAACAATTTAGTCATTCCGCTTGTGGAGGGTGTGTAAAATGGCGACAAATTTTGTGGAACCGAAAATTGACTACACAAGCAGGGACTTTCCTGCAATTCGGGATGATGCGATAAATTCCATCGCTCAGTTCACTTCGGAATGGACGGACCATAACCCTGATGATTTTGGGATCGTGCTTGTTGAGCTTTTCGCGGCAATGGGGGATATGCTCAATTGGTACGCGGATAGGCTGACGAATGAGAATTACCTTGATTCGGCGGTTTCGCGTCCTTCAGTTTCCAAGCTGATCGCTTTGCTTGGGGAATCGTTTCGAGGTATTCAGTCTGCTATTACAACGGTACAATTTTCTATCACAACTCCTTTGGGGTATGATTTGACCATTCCGGTCGGGACAAGGATTCGCTCATCTTCCCTAACCAACCCCATTGATTTCGAGACGGATGAGGAGACGGTGATTCTAACCGGAAACCTTCTTTCAGGGCTTGTGTCGGCTACTCAGGGGGTAACGTACAATTTGGCTCTTGGAACGGCTGATGGGTCGCAATTCCAGTCTTACTTAGTTAATCTGGATGACATTCTTGAGGACGATATTGATGTTTACGTGGATGGCATTTTGTGGCCTCGAACTGAATCATTGGTCCTTCTCGGTGCGACTGAGAGGGGTTGGCAACTTTACAAGGATCCAAACGATGATCTTTATATTCAATTTGGAGATGGGATCAACGGAGCCATTCCTCCGGCTACCGTAGCCGTGGCGGCTGATGTGCGGCAAAGCGTTGGGTCACAAGGAAACTTAGGAGTTGGGGCAATTACCGTGGTGGTATCGACTTTCCCGGTTACAGTGGGAGTGACGAATACCGAGCTTGCTTCTGGAGGAGGACCGGCAGAAACGATTGCGGCGGCAAAACGTAGGGCTCCCGCATCATTTCGGACCTTGGGCCGGGCAGTGTCTTTGGATGATTACTCAACCCTGGCTTTGAACGTGAGTGGGGTAGGGAAAGCCAAGGCGGCTTACGGGGGTGTGGCCCGGATCGATATTTACATTGCTCCGGTGGGCGGGGGTGCGGCTTCTCAAGCCCTTTTGGACAACGTAGAGGAGTATTTGGATACCGTTCGAATGGCGGGGGATGGAATCAGTACCTACTCCGCTACTTATGTGGATATCAACATGACCGGGACCGTAACCGTCCTTTCGGCCTATCGGCAGGAGAGTGTGGAAGAGGAAGTGCTCGCGGCGATTAGCGATTATTTTGCGGTGGAGAATCGAGAATTTGGGGACGCGACAACTCCTGAAGGTGATATTCGGATATCTGACGTGTTCAATTTGATCGAGACGGTGGATGGGGTTGACTTTGTAGAGCTTACTCTTTTAACCCGCGTGGCTGATCCTGAATGGCTATTCGCTTCGGGGGATGCGACGTTCGGGGTAGTCTCGATCTCCTCCAACACGATTGAGGAAACTTGGACAGTTGTTTTGAATTCGGCTACAACTTTTACCGTTCGAGGGTCAGTTTCGGGGCTTCAATTGGCTACCGGAGTTTTCGGTTCGGCTTATACGAGTGATAACGGGGAAGTCACATTTACGATTACTGCGGGAGGTACTCCAATGGCTCCTGGAGATCGAGCGGAATTTAAGGTTTCTCCTCTTGTGGGTTCCGTGGATATCGATGAAACGGAAATCGCGGCAGAGGGGTCAGTCTCACTTACTTTCACGGGCGGTATCTAATGGGTGTTTATGCAACTGACGTTATAATTCGGCGGGGGATGGAAGGCCCTCAATTGGTACTCTCGTGGACCAATTCTGACGATGCTGGCCTTACGGCAGTGCAAATTCGGAGAGGTACAAACGGTTACCCTGAATCTATTACGGACGGGATTCAGGTCTATCTTGATAGTTCTCCGGTGGTGAGCGGGGACGATTCTTATGCTGATGTAGCCGTATCGGGGCAAGTAACGTATTACTATACAATTTTCACGCAAGTTACGGGGGTCTGGTATCATAAGTTTAGTACGCAAAAAAGGGAGTTCCCTCTTGATGGTCGGGATTTTCATCTCCGTCTTTGGGAAAGCCTCCCGGCCATCTATCGAAAGCAGGATGAAACTACCAATCAACAAACTCTGACTACTCAGATGGTGGATGATGAGTGGTGGAACTATTGGGAAGATCAACTGAAACAATATGGACAGTTGTATCGGTTTCTTAAGATATTTGGTATTCAGTTCGGGGGGATAAGGGAACTAATCAAGTATTTTACGGTGTTTTATGATGTGTATAATGTTCGAGATGACCTTCTTCCTTACCTTGCCAATCTGATTGGGGCGAAGATTCTCAGAGGAGTGTCTCTTCAGAGGCAGAGGTTCCTTATCGCGAATGCGGTAGAGCTTTTTAAGATTCGAGGGACCATTGCCGGGATCGAGCGTTTTGCCGAGGGTAATTTTCAAACGGAAGTTCTCATTCAGGAATTCGCTTATGATATACTTGAATCCAATCGTGTGGATCGAACTTCCGTAGCCGATGATGACATAGTTCTGAATAACTGGAATAGCCCTTGGAACACAATTGATTATGTAGTGGATGGGAGGCAAGGGGAGCAGTGGAGCTATCGAACTATCGGGCTTTATTTTGATGATTGTCTTGATACTGACATTACTCAGGATATGCTTGATCTTGCCGAGGAGTTCTTTTCAGACTTTTTACCGGGGACCGGGGCATGGTATGCCTTTACTCATTGGGATTCTCTTTGGTCGGATGAGTTTGTGAATTTCTCCAACTGGACGGAAACGGATCCATCCTCTTCACTTAATGTTGTATCGGAGCAAGCGGTTTTTCTTGTGGCTAATGGGGCTGGCCCGGCGACTTCTTCTTTGAATCGTGCTCCTGGAATCACGGGGGCAAATGAGTTTGCCCTTGACCTTCCTTTGATGGATTTGATATGGCCAACAACGGTGACGGGCAGTGATGCTTATGTTGAGATTCGAGCTTCTTGGGGTATTCATTATGTCGCTATTCGACTTTCTTTGATGACTACTGGAGAGAATCGCTATTCAGTGATTTACTCTAATTCTGGCGGATCAGGGACGGTGGACTTGGATTTGAGCAGTGCGCCGGATACGGCTCGTTTGAGACTTGAGAGGGGGCCAAACGGTTTGATTCGAGGTCTTGGGGATGTTGATGAAATAAGAACTATCGTACATCAACTTATTCATTCGGATTATACAAGTGCTCCTACCGATGTTAAACTGGAATGGAGCGTAGGGACCAACTCAGGTAACTTCCAAGCGAAGTCAGATTGGTTCAAACAATGGGAAGCCCTTGCAGGAGCAACTTGGGTACAAGTCTATCCGTAGGAGGATGTCATGGCTGGAAGAACTGGAAGTTATTTTGTCAATATTTTCGCTGAGTCGAAGAGGTATCTCGGGAATTTACTTCAACAAGGAAAGCCTCTTGTGGACGGGGATTGGAACGATCAATCCGAGAATGAGCAGAAACTCACGCAACGTCCTTTCCAGAAGATGGGGGATCGATTTTATAGTGATTCTTTCAAGATTCTCGGGCAAGGGTCCGGTAGTTATTCTGGACCTGACACTTTTAAGATCGATGGCCTCAGTGGGTCTATCGGAGATCCGGAAACATGGGGCTGGGGATGGATCGGCGGATTACCTGTACGTCTAACCGATGACTGGCTTTATTGGAATGATGCAACGGGTTCATCGTTTGTGGCTTATACCGATCAACACCTTGATGAGATGTTCCATCGCTCGTACAATTTGCAGGATTTGGGGAGTAATATTTGGAGGGTGACGGATACATCAGTAGCCTATAAGGCCGGGGAGCTTGTGGGAAGGACGATCTATCCGAATGCTAAGGATAACTCAGTGAGTGGTGCGCCGGATGGCTACACGATTGTTGCGAATACTGCGAACACCATTGATTTTGACACAACTACGGGAGCATCCACAACTCCTCCGGCTTCGGCAGGAGACTATTACATCATTGGGTTAACAACTCCGGCTCCTACTACAACTCGGGATGACGAAATCTATTTGGATATTCATATTGAGGAATGGAATGGGACGGAAGATTCTGATTTGATCATGCCTATCGGCCCTGGAATTGAGTGTATGAGGCGATTGAAGCTGGTACAACTTGTTCATGTGATTGAGGACGTTTCAACTCACGGCTCGATGCCAGCGAATTACGTGGATGTTGATGGGAATCAGCATTATACCGTTCTCTTGGCTTCAATGACGCGAGATGACACCGGAAATATTCCGGACTCTATTTTGACAGATGAACGAGATCCGTGGTTTGGGTCCGGACCTGAAGTGGAAACTGCAAGGGGGTTGATGAATCAGCTTGAGGAGAGGATTTACCGGACCTACGATCCTGGAACGGGGCTTCCAGTGACGGATGGAGTGATCTTGCCGGACGGTACTTTGAATCCGCTTGCCGTCGGGGCGGCGATTGACCACGATGATCTTGCGGATATGCCTGATACGGCGGGGTCTCCGGCATTGGCCAACTCTGACCATGATGCTCGGTATGGTGATGTGACCTATTCGAGTGGACCGGCGGGAGGGCCGAATGATTCAGTGGTTGACGCGGAATCTCATCGTGATGCTATCAACCGCCTTGATCAGAATAAGGCTCGGTTACACGGACAGTTGCAGGATGCCGCTTGGAACGCGGTGACTGATCATGATGCTCGATATGGGGGTCTTACTTATTCCGGTGAGACTCCAAGTGCCGCGTCTCCTGGAAATGATGTGGTAGCAGATAACGATTCTCATGGGGAAGCCATCAAGGCTTTGGATAGTGCCGTTGGGGATCTTCAAGAAAATAATCGTCCTAATTTCGTTTCAGCTTTTGAGCAACTTTTTGGGGATGCAGGAGCAGGGAATCTCGTGGTCTCTTCGGATACTGATCTTGGGGCAGTGCAAGCCGTAGAATATGATAACCTGACCATTAATTCAGGGTTCGAGCTTACGGCTGATGGTCCATGGCTTCATATCGCGGTCAAAGATACTCTGACTATTCAAACGGGTGGTAGAATTCATCTTCGAGGGGCTGATGGAGGAGATGGCCCGGCAGGGGCTACTCCCGGTGCCGGAGCTATTGGAAAAGGATCGGATGGGGGCGATGGGGCAGGAGGTGGATTGCAATCAAAAGGCGGTCTTTCCGAATCTCCTTTTGGGAAAGCCGGTAACGATGCTGATGGTACTACTGCGATAGGGAACGGTGGAAGTGCTTTTGGGTATGGGTTGGTATTTTCCGGTGGCGGGGGGTCGGGGGGATCAGATAACTCGGCTTCCGGCGGCGGTGGTGCTGGGGGAGGTGCCGGTGCGAATGGTATTACGGGAGGAGTAGACCTGGACGGGCTTGATGGTGAAAGTGCATTAGGTACTGACTTTGAGACTACAACCCCTATTTTCGATAAGACTACGGGAAGGGTGATTGCATCGAAGCAGTTTCGTGATACTACCGTAGCGTCTTTTCCGTTAACCGTGAATAAGGGAGATATCCTTTGGGTTATAGGTAATGCTAATGCTGGATACTACACCGTTGATTATGCTACTGGAAATGATGTTTATATCAATGAAACTTTCCCTTCGACGGGGACAACGGGGGAGCGTTATTTGATTTTCCGTCGTTCTCAGGAAATGACTCTCACACAACTCAAGGGGTTACATCGTTTTGTGATTTCCGGCGGACATCTTGGAATAGGTGGCGGTGGTTCCGGGGGAGCTAGTTCTTTACCGGGTAATGGTTGTGGAGGTGGTGGTGCTGGAGGAGGTGGAATTTACATCGAGGCGAAAAATGTGGTATTTCCCACGGGTTATTTATTGACGGGATCGACGGGAAGTTGCTTGGCAAACGCTATTTTTCAGGATTTATCTGCCACTTTCCAGACGAATAAGGTGAAAAGAGGAGATATTTTAGAGATATACACGGCTTCTCCGGCTGATGACAATGTAGCGAAGTATCGAGTTATCGATGTTGTCAGTGAGACACAACTTTTTGTGGAATGTGATTTCAAGACGGTGACATCTGGAGTTGAGGATTGGCGTATCATTCCAATGGCGATTGACGCTTCCGGTGGTAACGGTGGAGATGGATTTCCCACCGTTCCGGGTAATTTCGGCGGCGGTGGCGGTGGGGGCGGCGGAACCGTGTTCATTGTGGCTGACTCTCTGACTACCGTTGATGCTGAGAGGGTAGGCGTATTTGGGGGTGCATCTAAAACCCGAGTAGCGGCTGATGTTATTGGGGGATATGGGGGGAATGGTATGAAAGCTATTCTCGATCTCTCGAATTATGATGGGTAATTCCCATGAATTTTCTGATGCAGTTATTGAAACGGTGGTTGGGTGAGCCCCAACCTATTGGGACAGTTGAGAAATTTGCGCAAGAAAAGGGGGATATGAAGATGCTGAAAAAAGGAGACTCCGGATCTGATGTGGTTGAACTTCAGAAAAAACTCAAAGCTCAGGGATGGTATTTTGATGGAGATACGGGCGGGAACTATGGGCCGCTTACGGAGAATGCCGTAGAGGATTTTCAGTTTACTCACATGGGGCCTAAAGGGGAGTGGCTTGATGTTGATGGGATTGCCGGTCCCGATACCTTATGGGCTTTGGATAATCCTTCAGGCAATGCTCAACGGCATTTTATCGAGGCGATGGTTCCGGAAGGGCTGGAGGGTGCTCGTAAGGATACCCTGGAGGAGGCCCTGAAATATTGGCGTGAGGGTGTTCATGAAGTTCCTGACGGGGCTAACTCAGGGGATGGGGTAGACCAATTCATTAAGGGCTACGGAGCCGTCCCGTGGTGCGCTCTTTTTGTATCCCATGTTGATCGGAAAGCGAACGGATCTTATGCCATCGGGAGACGTGAGGCGGGTACGGCGAACTTTTTCCGAGAAGCTAAGAAACTCGGGATATTCTTTAAGAAAGGGTCTTATCATCCCATTCCCGGTGATATGTTCATCATGCAGAATAAAGATGCGAACGGGAACTATAAGGGAACGGGACATATCGGTTTCGTCTTGGCCGTTTCGACCGATGGGAAAACTTATCAGACGATAGAAGGGAATGCTGGAAACCGGGTGAAGGTAGCGGAACGGAGTATTGATGATCCGAAATTGGAAGGTTGGATCAGGCGATACGGTGATACTCAGAATCCTCCGGCGTTCATTTGGGGGCTTTGCGGAAGGTCTGCCGGAAATATCGATAAAGGAGGAACTCGATGAACAACCACGGGTTAAGGGTAACTGTGCATAAGTGGAGGGAGTTCGTTCAAGCATGGATGCAAAAGCTCCTGGCCACCATTATATCCGCGAAAGTGATGATCACCATTGTTGTGATCGTGGTATCCTATCAATTGGCGGTGACAAAGCATACTTATGAGATCGTTCTGCAAGGGGACATGGGGCAGAGTGTGGGAAAGATTACTGCCCCTTACCTTTCCGGGGCCGATTGGGCGAACTTGATAGCTACGGTGATTGTGGCGTTCATCGGGGCTCGGGTCATGCCTCAGCTTTTGGAATCTATTGGAAATGGCGTTGGCAACGTGTTAAACTCAAATAATGGTAAGGTTAGTAGCAGTGGGGCGAAAACCCCGGAACAAGCTCGGGATATCACTATTCCCGAAGAAGATGAGGCATAGGAGGAAAGAACAATGCCAGAGGACATGGAACTTCAACAATGGTTGGTAGGGTTGGCGGAAGCTCTTGGGGCCGCTAATCAAAGTGAGGGGCAGAAGGCTCTTATCGACATGGTGGGGGCTGATGGAAACGGTGGAATCGCCCAGGTGATTGCTGATTATTCCAAGGAGAACGGCCTTTCCATGGAAGCTCCCGAGATTCATTTTCTCGTGACCGAGGAAGTGGACGGGGTGCCTGTATCCAAGCGGGTAGGGGTCAAGATCGATGAGCATCCAATTGTGCTCGGAGTGATCTTCGGAGCAATGCTCACGCTCAGTCTCGGGATCAGTAGCTAACTCGTGGTGGGGCAGTGGTGGGAAAAACCTATCACTGCCCCTCTATTCGAGGAGGGTAAAATGGATTACTTGATTATTGGCGGGGTATCAATAGGGGTTGTAGTAATTCTCTCAGCTATCGGGGCTTTTATCGTAGCCAAGGGGAATCCTGGCGTGGCGTTTAAGGTTTGGTTTACATGGGTAAAGAAGTATGGACAGTACGGTCTTATCTTGGCGGCTGGGATATTTGCTGGGTTGATATCCGTAGCCTCGAAAAAAGAGATCGATGAGCAAGTGGAAGCTCGTGCTGGGGTAAATGTGAAAGCCGACTCTATCAAAGGTCAAATTGTGGAGGCCAATGCGACGGCAAAAGCTGAAATCGCAGTAGCCAAAGCCAAGGATGAAAACAAGAAAAAGGAACTCGAAGAGATTAAAAAGATCGAGGATCCGATGGAACGGCGGAAACGTCTTACGGAAATGCTTATTCTGGCTCTTGTGGTGGGCATTTTCGTGGGTTGCGCGGCAAAGCAAGCTCAGGAGTACATTTCGGCTATCCCCGAGCCTCTGGACGTATCTGAGTACGTTTCGGCGGCTGAAAAAGCCCCTGAGTTCTTTATTCCGGTGGAAGGGGGGTGTACCTTTGAGAAGCTACCTCTTCCGGCAGGGCTTTTGACTACGGAAATCGGGCAGAAGATCCAAATTTCAGGGGGTATCTTGATATCAGACTGCAAAGCCGAGCAACTGATTCTTTACCGCCAAGCGGCTGAGAAGTTTTATGTTGAACGGAATAATGTGGCTCTTGTCTATCAATCCCTGGATCAAGGATGCCGGAATATCGAAACGCTTTATCAGGAACAGTTGGAAATGGAGACCAATCCCGATTTATGGGAAAGTATCGATTTTGAGGCGGGGTTTGCGGCGGGGGCCGCTACTTGTATTGGGATTACTTACGCGGTGAA